TAATTACAACTGGAACTAAATAATTTTTTATAGTTTGCATACTTTTTTCTTTTAAGGCATCTAAAACTTTATCAATATCTTCTAAAAATTCTAATGAATCAATATCTTTTTTATTATTAATTACTTTATGTAAATTTTGTAAATTACTAATATATGTTTTTAATGTAATATCAGAAGCATTAGGTTTTTGTTTTTTGAATAACGAATTTAAATCCATCTATATATTATATAGTTAGATTTTAATTTTAGATTTATAACTAATAAAATTTATTTATTTTTGTTTAAGAATATTTTATCTATTTTATGAGCTTTTGAATTAGGATTTACAGAAGCATAAATTCTTCCATAAGCCCATTGTTGAGGATTTTTAACATTTTTTCTAACTGATTCTGGATTATTATAATAAGCACCTTCACCTCTTTCAAAAATAGTTTTAAGTCCTGATAGTTTATAACCAGTTAATTTAGAAATCTCTTTTAAATCGTGAGGTTCATTTAATTTAAAACCATATTTTTTATTGAATAGTTGTTTATAACTCAATCTCATATATATTTAACAAATAAAAAAATACCTAAAAGTGGTTAATCATATATAATAAATTCGCCACTTTTAGGGGAATCATAAAATCTAATCTTCTTCAACTTCTTCATCAACAACCATTAATCTATTAAAGTTTTTAAAGTATCTTGTATTTAATGGTAAATGTAAATTTATAAACATAAAGTTATGTTTTTTATCAAAAATATATTTAAATAGTTCCTTGCCTTCCTTCTTATCTAATCCAGTAAATTCATCTCTTATAATTTCTTTTTCAGCTTTAGTAGTATCAAAAGTAAAGAGTTGATTTGCTTGTGAGCGTAATGTTAATGGAATAGATTTCACTTTCTGAGAAACTAACCAAGTCTGTAAGGAACTATGCTGTCCTAAAATATGCCTACCATTCATTACTATTTTTCTGAATGTTCGTAAGGCATCTGCCCTTGACGATAAAAAATTTATTGCATCGTCCATAATAATTAATACATGATGAGGTTCTTCTTCAGAACCAATATCTGATTCATTTTCAATTATCTTTTCTAATATATCCTCTAATGGTTCATCATATAATTTAATTTTTTTATCTTCTGGAATGTTTAGATCCATAGTATCACTTGGACTTATATAATAAACTGAATGAAATACATTATTATATAAGTTATTTTCACGAGTTCCCATTAGTAATTGTCTTATTAATGAAGATTTACCAGAAGCTGGAAGTCCTAATATCAATGTTAAATTTACATAATTCAAAAAATTACTTAAATTTTCTGGTCGTCCAGCAGTAGACATTTTAGCACCATTAATTTTAATATTAGATTGTTTTTCAAGTATCTTCATATACTATATTATTATAATATAATATTTTTTATAATATAATTATTATCCATAAAAAGAAAAACATACCTGTTATTAATAATATCATATAATTTATAATATAAATTTTGTAAATAATAAATTAATTTCATATAATATTACTTTTGTTTTTTTTTTAAATTACCATTATTACCATTAATTTGTTTATTTTGATTTTCTAAAATTCTTCTTGCTAAAATTTGATTAGTTTTAACTTGTTGATTTAATTTATCTTTTGATTCTAAATTAAAAGTATCTGTTGTAACTGTATTTAAAGGATTAAATACAAATTCACATTGTAATATAAAAGTATAAGGCAATCCATTAAAATCTATTACATTATCAGAACTATCTACTAATTTAATTTCAATTTGTTTAATAGTTGATTGAGCTATTCTATGTCTAAATGGATTTCCTAATTCAGAATAATATAATATTGAATATGGTTCAAGTGTTATAGGAACTACTAATAGTTCAGAACTTCCTGAATCACCAGTTTCTGTTGTAATTACATTTGAGCCAACTAAATTTGATTTTACATGAACGCCATCAAATCCGTCTGCAACATCTATTACTAAATCACTAATAGCAGAAGAACTTGTTGTAAAAGTAATATCTATATTAGAAAATCCTATTAAATTATGACAATTATGATTTATATTAGTACCAGTTGAAAAATTTAAAACAGTATTTAAAGGAGTTGTTCCAGAATTTATTAAGAATGATACTTTTCCAGTAGAACTATCAAAAGTTATTGTATATTTAAATGAAAATGTTGAAGCAGATTCCATTAAAGATTTTATTTTAGAAAGTAATTCATTTATATTGTAATTACCATCTGGAATTGTAATTGTATATGAGTTAGTTGAATTATCTGTTTTTTTTTCAGTTATATCTAATTTGTTATTTTTTCGATTATCAGAAAGTAAATAAAAACTAAATGGTAAAAAACATTTTTTTAAATAAATTACCATTATTTCGTCTTTCCTTGCTGTTACTTCACTAATTAAATTATAAAATTTATGTCCGTCTACATTTCCTAATTGAGTTCCATTTAGACTATTTAATATTATTTCAATTGGAAGTCTAGGAATATAATTATATTTTTCTATTAATCTTAAATTATCCATATATATAATATATATAACATTTTATTTTGGTGGAAATAATACTGAACCACTAACTTCTTCTTCTTCAGAATCTGGAACATCTTGAGCTTCCTCTATAGATTCAATTTCAACACGAGGCGGTGCTGTTGTTTCAGGTGATACAAATTGAGTTATTGGTAATTGTCTAGTGTCTTCTGGTGGAGTATAATATCTAACACCTCCAATTTCTTGCGTAATATATCCCGCTGGTCTTCTACCAACTGCTCTTCGGTAATTAATAGCAGATCCTAATGTTGTACTTCGTTCTTCAAAAGGTAATCTATCAACTGGTATTGAAGCCTGTTCTTCACCAGTAAGAGAATCTAATCTATTATCAACTTTATCTTCTCTATCCTTAATAACATCTATTGCTTTTTCTGCTGCTGCTTGAATTGCTCCTAAATCTTGCCTTGCACGATTTTCAGTTTGTAATGCTCTTAAAGCATCTCTTTTCATTTCATTATATTCTTCTCTTGTAGTTCTAAAATTTTGTTCTGTCCTTTCTCTTTGACTACGGACTCTATTAGTTCTCCTATCAATATTTTCACGAATACCTAATCTTATTGCTCCAGTATCTGCTTCATTAGTTAATCTATCTCTTGCTTCTTGAACTACTTGAGTATTTTGTGCGATTGCCCTACCAAATCCACCAACATCCAAATCTAAATTTGGAGGAGCATCTCTTATTTCATAGTCTGCCTCAGTAATTTCTCTTGTAGGTCTACGGCGTATTTGAAAAGGAATTTCATTTCTTAAACTTGCTAAACTTCTCCCTGATAAACCTAATGCTAAACCACCAAGACCAACACCTCCCATAACAATAGTTTCTGCTAAACTTGGAATCTGATTTGTATAAATATCATTAGTTAATTCTGTAGAACCAATAGGAAGTTCAACAATAACATTTTCAATATCTGGAACTTCAACACCAGAATCTTCTGGAATAGTTGTTGTAGTTACTTTAACATCTTCTTCTTCATCTTCTTTATCGTCTTTTGGTTCATCCTTTGGTGGAGGTCTTCTTCTTCTATCGTCTGGTCTTCCCATACCACCACCACCACCAAAATCTGGAGTATCATTATCGTCATTATCGTCATCATTATCTTCATCATTATCTTCATCAATATCAAGGTCATCTCCAAGTGTTGCTGTTCTAATTTCTGGTCTTTCTATTTCATCATCTTCTTCATCAGTATCAATATCATCTGTTAATGTTTTACTTTTAATATCTGGAACTTTAATCATTCTCTTAGTTTGATTAGACATAAATTCTTTTAAAGCATTAAACATATTTATTGCTGGTTCTTTTGTATATTCATACATAGGTTTAATAGCAGCATTAAAATAAAATTTAGATTCTTCATAAGGAATATCCTCAACTAAATCAGCAATATCTTTTAATCCAATTTTGCGTCCTTTCTTATATGCCTTTGCTAATGATTTATTAAATTTAAAGAATTTTTTAGAATCTTCTTTAATGGTTTTAGCATTTAATTTCCTTTCTTTTTCTTTTTCTAATTCTTCTGCTGGAGTTCCAACAGTATCAAATAAATCTGGATTCCATTCTCTTAACCATGCTTCTTTCATAAATCCATCTGAATCAATTTCATCTTGAGGAAAACCATAATTATCACTTTCTAACATTTC